GAAGGCACAGGGATCATTGAAACTTCAGCGAGCTCGCACTCCATCAATACCACTCGGTCACCAATTCTTTCCATCGAATCCCAATTAGGAATAATTCCCATCGAGCAACCTTTCAAAATGCCTTTGTCTACTTTTTTTGCAATAGATGCGCCTGGCTCACTCTCTTCGTCAAAGTGAGGTTTCAATTTTAATAAACCACCTTCTTTAAGTGGTTCAGACCAATTGCCAATTGCGTTTTCAGTGGTGTTAATGTGATTGTTCAGCATAATTGGATTATCGTTGAAACGATCCATTTTGATACCCAAAGTGTTAATGAAAAAACCATACGAGTTTTTCACATTTTCATCATTACACACAAAAAATTGAGGTCTTGGCATTGTCTAATTTTTAAATTTGAGTTGGCAGTTCTTGCCGTTTGAGATGACAAATATTAGCCGAATGCCATTCTAAAAAAAACAAATGCACAGCACCCGAACACTTATGTACCAAGACTTAACAGAGTTGTAAAGCAAGTAAACAGTAATTTTTTTCAAAGCCTCTATTCTGTCAACTTTGCTAGTAAATACGCAAATATGGGAGTCAAAAAACAGGTCGAGCACGATCTAGCAAAAAGGTATTATGTTAACGATGGTTTAAGTCAAAAAGAGATTGCCGAACGCTTGAAGCTTACGGAGAAAACCGTTGGCTCTTGGGTAAAAAAAGGCGATTGGGACAAAGAAAAAGTTTCATTGCTAGTTACAAAGGACAATCAAATCACGACATTATACGGACAATTACAAGCCGTAAATGATGAGATAAAGACACGCCCGGTTGTTCGTGACATACCCAACTTTATGTTGAAGCCTATCAAACTAAAAGACAGTTCTGGTGATGAGAAATTAGAATACCCAAAATACGTTGCTGAGGACTATCCCATTTTGATTGGGAACTTTCCCAACTCAAAAGACACTGATATGATCTCTAAACTCACCACCGCCATAAAGCGACTAGAGACAGAAACAAATATTGGCGAAACCATATCAGTTGCAAAAGGCTTGGTACTATTTATTAGAAGTGTCGATTCTGTTTTTGCAAATCAATTAACGAGCTATTGTGATGCCTTTATCAAACAAAAGATGACCGATGGCACTAAGTAGAAAAGACAAAGAACAATTAGTCGCTTGGGATGCCTTTGTAGTCAATCAATATAGGGCAACGCCTGTTGATTTGAACGAAACGGCAACTGATAAACTAAAAAGAATAGCGCGTTTAGAAGCCAATGATGAAGAATGGTTTAAGGAATATTTTCCGAATTTTTACACTTCAGAACCAGCCCCATTTCACAAAAAAGCAACCAAGCGGGTAATGACCAATGCCGAATGGTATGAGGTACGTTCTTGGGCTAGAGATTTATCCAAGTCCGGTAGAACAATGATGGAAGTCATTAAACTAACAATGACGGGTAAAAAGAAAACAGTTGTCCTTACATCTGCCACTTATGATGATGCTGAAAGGCTTTTAAAACCCTATAAAACGATTCTTGAAGTAAATGATCGTTTAAAAAATGATTATGGAGTGCAAGAGGCTTTAAGCGGTTGGGCTGAAGGTGATTTCACTACTAAAAAAGGCGTTTCGTTTAGAGCCGTTGGTGCTGGACAATCCCCTCGTGGAACTCGTAACGATGCCGCACGTCCAGATTTGATATTGATTGATGATTTTGATACAGATGTTGATTGCAACAATCCTGATACTATTGAAAAGAAATACTCTTGGTTGGAAACCGCATTAATCCCAACCCGTTCCATTTCCGTTCCGTTGTTGATTATTGCCTGTGGTAACATCATTGCCAAATATTGCTGTATTACTGAAATGGCCAAAAAAGCCAACATTCACGACATTGTAAATATTCGGGACAAAAACGGGGTTTCGACTTGGCCACAACGAAATACTGAGGCGTTGATTGATTTAGCTTTTAGAACGATGACCACCAGCGCCATTCAAAAAGAGTATTTTAATAATCCTATCCGTGTTGGTAAATTATTCAAAAAAGTACATTGGGCGAAGTGCCCACCGCTTCGAGCCTGTGAGCATGTTCTTGTTTATTCTGATCCTGCCACATCCAACAAGGATAATAAAAGCAGCTCTCGAAAATTTACTGGAGTCATTGGATACCGACAAGGAAACTTTTATTTATACAAGGTTTGGCTTGATAATATGACACAGCAAACCTTTGTCACCAATCTCTACCACGCACACGATTGGGTAAAAAGCAAAAAGGTAGACACCTTTAAAACTTGGATTGAAAACAACTCGCTGCAAGACCCCTTTTGGGAACAAGTTCTTAAACCCTTGGTTAAAACCGTTGGTAAGCTATTGAACAAATTCCCGCTTTTTATGTCATTGGACAAACGGAAAAAAGACGATAAATACACTCGTATCGAGGGAACTCTAGAACCAAAACACAAACAAGGTTGCCTGTACTTCAATGAAGATGAAAAAGACAATCCGCACATGCAAAGAATGGCGGAAGAATTTTTAGGGGTTGCACCCAATTCTAAAATGATGGATGGACCCGATGGATTGGAAGGTGGTGTTTGGATTATTGAAAACATTTCAAGCAAAGAGAATTCGGAGTATGTCGTAGGACATATTAACAATCGTAAATATTAAAACTATGATAGTAGAATACCAAATTGGTGTAGATGTATTGGGTTTCCCAATCTATTTCAGACACGAAATTTATAAAGGAGAAACCAATCAATCCAAGTTTCAGCCTAAGCCTCGAAAATGGCTTAAAGTCATTCAATCCATAATTAAACAGCATTAATATGTTTATCAATAAAGAAGATTTAGGAAGTGTCATTTATGACTATCAACTAGACCAAATTACAGACGGTAATGATGATCTCGTAGTGCAAGCGTGTAATGCTGCCATAGAGGAAGCAAGAAGTTATTTAACTCCAAATACCGACAATAAAAAATGGCTAGACGGGCGACTGTTGTATGATGTCGAAAACATTTTCAATAAAGTAGGGAACGACCGCCACTCGCTTGTGGTGCAACATTGCTGCACATTAGCAAAATGGTATGTTGCCGAATTGTGCAATGCTGACTTTATATACGAAAAAGCAAAAGAACGCTATGATCGTGCTACGAGTTGGTTTACAAAAGTAGCAACCGGAACAATCAATGTTTCCTCGTTGCCACAATTAGTAAGAGACGAAACAACAGCAGGCGACAAACAACCTTTTGAATTTGGTTCAAGAGCAAAATTTAATCACGATTATTAAGATGGGAAAAATTACAGATTTTATAAAAAACCCGTTTGGGCAAAAGCCCGAAACGGTAAACCTTGGAGTAAGTGGTAGTACTAAGCCAGGGAATAGTTACATTCAGAACATTGTACCCAAAACCATTAGTCAAACACGTCAAGACATAAAGACCTGGACTAACGCTCAAAATATGGCGATGGTAGAAGAGAATCCAAAATTCTTTCCTATCCAAAACCTGTACGACAACATTCTGAAAGATTTACACCTGCAATCTCAGGTCAATAATAGAATGCTTAAATCATTAAGCCGTCCTTTCAGTATCAAAAATGCTGACGGAAAAACTAATGATGATTTAACGACATTACTTCAGGACAAAGGTTTTGTTTTTCAAATCAATAAAGCGATTTTAGAAACCGTTTATAGACGCCACTCTTTGGGTGAGTTCTCGTATAAAATGGTCAATAATGAGCCTGTATTAACTTTTGACACTATACCGCGTCAAAATGTTGACCCAGTAACCGGCTATATTTATTATGACTATACCAATGATAAAAAAATCAAGTACAGAGAACAAAAAGAATACGGCTCTTGGCTGATTGAATTTGGAGAAAAAAACACCACTCTAGGCTTATTGGATGGTTGTGTACCAATGGTATTATTCAAGCGTTTTGGTGGTAGCTGTTGGAGTGAATTATGTGAGATTTACGGAATCCCGCCTCGAGTTATGAAAACCAATACGCAAGACCGGGTAATGGTCAATCGTGCTAAACAAATGATGGCTGATATGGGATCAGCTGCTTACTTTATCATTGATGATTCTGAAAGCTTCGAGTTTGCCAAAGGGGTGAGCACTAATGGTGATGTGTACGCTAATTTATTGCAGTATTGCAACAATGAGTTATCAATGGGAGTGTCTGGAACCGTAGTGGGTCAGGATACTAAAAACGGTTCCAACGGAAAGGAAAAAACCTCTATTGGTATCTTGGACGACTTAGTAGACAGTGATTTATCCCTAATTGAACAATGCTGGCGTGACACGGTAATTCCTGCTTTGCAAGTTTTAGGAATATTGCCAGCTGGCGTGTTGTATAAATACGATGCTACGGAAGATTTGGACGTGCTTTGGAAAATGGTAACTGAAGCTGCCAATTTTTTGGAAGTTGATCCAAAATGGGTGGAAGAGAAATTTGGTATTAAAGTTATTGGAACAAAAAAAACGGCTGAAACTGCTAATTTATCTTTAAATCTGGGCGAAGGTTTTTTCGTCTAAGCCCTGAATATTTTGGGGCATTGCATTTGCGAATTTCCAATTTGTACGATTGCGGTTGTGAAGACTGTAAAACTAAATTATTGACGCTAGCGCCATCTAATAACAAAGCATTTAAACAGCTTTTAAACACTGGTGAAAGTGCCTTTAAACGATTGCATGAGATTGGGAGTTACAAACCAGAAGATTTAAAAACGGAGAAAGCCTATCAGGAATTAATCAATCAAACTTTTGAAGCTTTCAATTTCGCAATTACTGATAATGATATACCTGAAGTAATGCGAAACGCCTTGCAGGATAACGCTCGTTTATTTGGTGGGCTAAAAACACATGCGCAATTGTTTGAAGCTTCAAAACTATTGCTAGATGACAAAGGCAATTTAAAACCATTCAGTCAATTGTCGAACGAATACGATAAACTGAATATAACCTACAATAAAAACTATTTGGAGGCTGAATATGAGTTTGCAGTGGGTTCGTCACAAATGGCCGCGAAGTGGAATGAGTTTGCAGACAATGACCGTTATGAGTTGCAATACCGTACAGCTGGAGACAACCGAGTACGTGCGGAACACGATGCGTTAAGAGATATTACTTTGCCCAAGTCTGACCCTTTTTGGAACTCTTACACACCGCCCAATGGATGGAACTGCCGTTGTACTGTGGTAGAGGTTTTAAAGGAAAAATTTGAAACCAGCGACAGCGAAAAAGCAATTGCAGCAGGCGAAAAAGCCACAAGCCAAATAGGTAAGGATGGCAAGAACCGTTTAGAAATTTTTAGGTTTAATCCTGGTGCGCAAAAAGTGGTGTTCCCACCAGCACATCCTTATACAAAAGTGAAGGGAGCAAATGAGGTTAAAGTCGAAATAGAAAAAGGCTTTGTTCCTAAAAATATTGATAATTACGAAAAGAAATTCGGAGTAAAATTAGATAGAAGTTTTTTCGAATTACTGAACAAAGAAACCACTTTAACTGAGGTTAATTTAGACAAAAGAGTTCGTGCTACAGGAGCGTATTACCATCCAACGGAAAACTATGTTCGAATTCCATTTGACGAAAGGAAACAAAGAAGTAAATGGAATGCCCAATCAATCATTTATCATGAATTTGGTCACGCTGCTGACTGGCAAAGAGGATTTAAAAATCAAAAAGAAGTTACTGATTTAATGCAAAAACATAAAAAGATTTTTGCTAAAAATAAAAATCAACAATTTAAGGAACTTGATGTTAAATTAAGACAGATGCTATATAATGCTCATATAAGCAAAGATTTTGATATGATTGAAAAAATTGGAGCTAGTGCTGATACTGTAGCCTCTTTAAATTCAAATTTCGGATTTGGACATACAAAAGCATATTTTAAAACGGCTGGAATGTCAGAAGCTGAGTTTATTGCTCATACATTTGAAAACAGATATGCCGGTAATGATGTATTCAAGGAGATTATGCCAGAGCTTTATGAAGAAATGATAAAACTTGCTGATGTTTTAAAAACTAAATAAAAGTAATATCTGAAACGGTGTATTCGTCAACTAATATGTCAGACTCAGTAATGGATGGTTTAAGAGCAAGCCTTTTACTTTCAGATTGAGCTTTCTCTAATAACGGGTAAAGTTTCTCACCTAATTGAACCATAAGCGTGGATAGGAATTGAGCATACTCATCGGCTTGATTGCCTGAATAATCTCTTTTTGATAAAAGTTCGTTAAGTAGTTCTTTACCTTCCATAAAACAAATGTACAAAAAATATTGATATGCAAGATTTTATAAAAAATATTCTATCTGATATAAGGATTGATCTAACTGACGAATTCGACAGAAATTTTGAACGCAAAGCCTTTTTTGATAAGCCTTGGGAAAATTCAAAAATCCCAAACCACAAAGGAAGCCTTATGATGCGCACAGGTAAACTGAGGCGTTCCGTACGATCAAAACAATCTAATAATGACATTAGCTGGTCCAGTAGTTTGCCTTATGCAAGCCTACAGAATGAAGGTGGTGAAATTGAAGTAACCGCAAAAATGAAACGCTTCTTTTGGGCGATGTTTTACAAAGCAAATGGTGCTGTAACTGCCTCAGGAAAAGGAGAACGAAACAAACGACTTTCACAGGAGGCGCAAACATGGAGAGCCTTAGCCCTGCAAAAAGTGGGTGCCAAAATGAAGATCAAACAAAGGCAGTTTATTGGCGATCACCCGCAAGTGAGACAACGTGTTGAGCATGTGATTGACAAGAACATGAAGGAATTAGAAAAAACTATTTTTAATAAATTGAAACGATGAGTAAAGAAGTTTTACAAAATATCCAAAACAAACTAGATGCTATTCCAGAACTTAGATATGTAGATGAAGATTGGGGACAACTCGACGATTATTCGCCACATCCACCCACGCAATTTCCTTTGGCGTTGATAGATATTGGAGCGCTACAGTATTCTGATATTGGAAAAGATACAGCGACCACACCTCAAAACCGCCAAATGGCCACAGGTACTATTGTGATAAGTATTGCTAATCTCAAATTAACCAATTCCAGTGCGAGGGCCCCACAACCACAAAAGGATAAAGCTTGGGCTATTTGGAATATTGTCGAAAGTGTTCATGCTAAATTGCATGGTATTCCTGTAGGTGGTGCTGCAGGGGCTTTGATGCGCACCGCCATGCGAAAAGTGAAGCGTGATGATGGCATTCAAGAATATGAAGTGACCTATACTATTGGGATGACTAATGTTTAATCAAACAATCGAGTTTGAACTGCAATTA